AAAAGGTTTAGACTGGCGTGAAGAATTTGGTAGAGGTGGCACTAGAGTTGGAGCTGTAAGAGCAAGACAAATAGTAGCTGGTGAAAACTTATCTGATGATACTGTAAAAAGAATGTATAGCTTCTTCTCAAGACATGAAGTAGATAAAAAGGCAGAAGGATTTAGTGCAGGTGAAGATGGATATCCTTCTAATGGAAGAATTGCATGGGCACTATGGGGTGGAGATGCAGGATATACTTGGTCAAGGAGACTGGTGGAACAAATGAAAAAAGAAGAAGATAGAGCTTTACCTGATGCACTTAAACTAGGTGATTTTGTTAGTTGGAATAGTGCTGGTGGAAGAGCTAGAGGTAAAATAATTAAGATAGCAAGAGATGGGAAAATTAACATTCCTAATAGTGAATTAACTATTACTGGAACTGCAGATGACCCTGCTGCATTAATACAAGTTTATAGAAGTGGTGAGCCTACAGATATTGAAGTAGGACATAAGTTCAGCACTTTAACAAAGATTAATCCCATTAGGGATTTTAACGATTTCAATTCTAATGAATTGGAAAAACATCCTTTATTAACAAATGAAGAGGAGATATCTATGAATAAAGAAGATAGACATATCCTTAATGTTAGTGAAACTGACGATAAAGTTATTGTTGAGTTCGCAAAGCATGAGGATGTAGAACATGAAGGTGAAGAATTAGAAACAACTGAAGAAGTATCTATGACTGAATCAGATGAGGAAAGAAAAGTAATTGATATGCCTATGAAATATAGAACTATTGATTTATCTAAACATTCTTACTTTGATGAAGAAAAGAGAATAGTTCGCGTAGGTGTTTCTAGTGAAGAACCTGTAGAACGTAGTTTTGGCATGGAAGTGCTAGGACATTCTGCTGATGATATAAACATGGAGTTTATAAATTCAGGCAGAGCACCATTATTGCTTGACCATGATATGACTAAGCAAATTGGTGTAATTGAAGAATTCAAATTAGATGAGACAGCAAAAAGGACAACTGCTGTAGTTAGATTTGGTAAATCTGCTTTAGCTCGTGAAGTATTTGAAGATGTGGCTGATGGTATACGCATGAACATTTCAGTTGGCTACAGAATTGATAAACTGGAACGATACCAAGACAATGATGAGACTTACTACAAAGCTCAATGGACTCCTATGGAAGTTTCTTCTGTATCAGTCCCTGCCGACCAGTCAAGACTTGTTGGTGTTGGTCGTTCTAAACAAAAACAAATAAATAACACAAAGGTGAGAATAATGGATAACGATAAAAAACAAGATATTAATCTTGATGAAGTTAGAACTCAGACTATTGATGAAGCTAAAGCTGAATTTAAAAGAAACTCAAAAGAGATTATAGATTTAGCAGCTAGACACAATAAAAGAGATTTAGCTGACAAAGCAATTGCTGATGGCGTATCTGTAGAAGAATTCAGAGGTGTATTATTAGAAAATATTTCTAACAACACTCCTTTAGAAACTCCTTCAGAAATTGGCATGAGTAAAGAAGAAGTCAGAGACTTTAGCTTGGTAAAAGCTATAAGAGCAATGGCAAACCCTTCAGACAGAAGAGCACAAGAAGAAGCAGCATTTGAATTTGAATGTTCTGCTGAAGCTGCAAGACAGTATGGCAAAGATGCACAAGGCATTATGCTTCCTGCTGAAGTGCTAAGAAGCTGGGGTAAAAGAGACTTAAACACATCTGATGATGCAAAACTTGTAGCAGAAGATTACAGAGGAAATGACTTTATTGATGTACTTAGAAATGAGTCTTCAGTAATGCAGGCTGGAGCTACTATGCTTAGAGGATTACAAGGTAATGTTGTAATACCTAAGAAAACTGCTGGTGCATCTGCTGGATGGATTGCAACAGAAGGTTCTGCTGCATCTGAAAGTGAATTTACTTCAGGTTCAGTAACTATGTCTCCTAAAGTCATTGGTGCTTTTACTGATGTAACAAGACTCTTATTACAACAATCTTCTTTAGATGTTGAGAACTTAATCAGAGATGACCTAACAAAATCAATCGCTACTGCAATTGACTTAGGTGCTTTAGCTGGTTCAGGTTCAAGTGGTCAACCAACAGGTATTGCTAATACTTCAGGTATTAACACTACAACTTTTGCTGCTTCTAATCCAACATGGGCTGAAATAGTAGCTATGGAAAGTGCTGTTGCTAATGACAACGCATTAACTGGTTCTTTAGGTTACATCTGTAGACCTGCTGACTTTGGTACTTTAAAAACAACTGAAAAGGCTACTGGCACTGCTCAGTTTGTTGTTTCTCCTGACAATAGCATGAATGGCTATAACGTTGTCAGAAGTAACCAAGTAACAAGCGGTGATTTCTACTTTGGTAATTTTGCAGACCTATTAATTGGTATGTATGGTGGACTAGATATTACTGTTGACCCTTATGCATTATCAACTTCAGGTGGAGTAAGAATTGTTGCTCTACAAACTGTTGATGTTGCTGTAAGACATGCAGTATCTTTCTGTAAATCATCTGACTAATTAGCTGATGCTTAAATGGAATGGGGGTAGTAATACCCCCAACTTAAATATGAAAAAATATAAAATCTTAATAGATACAATGGCTGGCGGTTCTAAAGTACATGCTGGTGATATAGTTGAACTACCTGAGCATGAAGGTCATGCTTTATGTGGTTATGGCAAAGCTGAAGTTCATACAGCTAAACCTAAAGCAAAAAAAGAAGATAGAAGCGTAGGTTTAGAAACTTCAAAAGTAAAAGCTCCTAAGACTAGAGCTAAAAAATAAATCATGCCTTTAGAGAGTGCATTAGATTTTAACGCCTATGTTGATACAACAACAGGTCATGGTGTTACTGCTACTTTCTTTGAAGTCCAATCTTCATTATGGGATTTAAGACAGGGATTAATTGATACTTGGTTTGATATTGATTCAGGTGATGCCTATAGTGTTAATATCATAATAGACCAAGAATATTTCAATATAGAAGGTGGCACTGTTCCTGTTGCTGGTTATCAACCAAGAGCAATTTTGAAATCATCTGATGTTCCTTATATATCTCAAGAAGATAGATTAGTTGTTGATGCAATTACAACTGATAAAGGTAATGTACTAAAACCTAAAACTACATTTTTAGTAAAAACAGTAGAACCTGATAATACAGGTTTAGTTTCAGTGGTGTTAGAGGAGCAGTAATGTCTCAATTTAGATTAGAAACTGAATTAGATATGGCTGGATATTTAGATATTAATTTTGGTCATGGTGTTTCTGCTGTTTATACAAATAGCGGAAATTCTACAACAATTAATGTAATCCTAAATAATGAATATGTAGAACAAGAAGAGGGCATTGGTGTAGAAGCATTAAAACCAATAGCCTATTGCAGGACTATAGATGTTCCAAATATTGCATTTGGAAATACTTTAGATATATCTGCAATAAAAGATACAAATGGTAATATACTCAAAGCAGCACAAAATTATACTGTTGTTAATATACAATCAGATAGAACAGGTTTTAGTGCATTAATGTTAGAGGAAATATAATGGCAAATCACATAAGACAACAAATAAGAGAAAAGTTTGGTACTACTTTAACTGGTTTAACTACAACTGGTTCAAGAGTCTATGAGTCTAGGGTTTATCCATTAGAAACAGTACCAGCATTAGTTATCTACACTAAGTCAGAAACATCTGAACCAATAGTAATAGGTACTGATAGAGTTATGAGTAGAGAATTATCAGTAGTAGTAGAAGGATATGCAAAAGCTACTAGCAACTTTGATGATACTATTGATACAATAAGCAAAGAAGTTGAAGAAGCAATAGCAGCAGACAGAACTTTAGATGGATTAGCTAAAGACTGTTATTTAGAATCAACTGAAATAGAGTTTAATGGTGAAGGTGAGAAACCACTAGGATATGTGAGTTTGACCTTTTTAACTAATTACTATGTCAAGGAAACTAATCCTGACGTAGCAGTATAGGAGACAATTATGAAAATGATTAGTCCTGACGGGAAAGTTTCTATAAAAGCTCATCCTTCTAAGGTTGAGTCTTTATTGAATATGGGTTGGAAAGAGGAAGCAGTCCATTCGCAAGATAAAATTAAATCTTCTTCTAAGAAAAAGTCGAAAGACGAGGTAGAAAATGGCAACACATAAAGGAAGTGAAGGAACTGTAAAAGTCGGTTCTAATGCTGTAGCTGAAATTAGGTCTTATAACATTGATGAATCTGCTGATACTTTAGAAGATACTTCAATGGGTGATTCTGCTAGAACATATAAATCATCATTGACTTCTTTCTCAGGAAGTTTAGATGTATTTTGGGATGAGACTGATACTTCAGGTCAAGGTGCTTTAACCATTGGCTCAGAAGTAACACTAAATGTTTATCCTGAAGGAGATGCATCAGGTGATACTTATTACACTGGTTCAGCTATTGTTACTGGAGTTTCAAGAAGTGCATCATTTGATGGATTGGTTGAAGCTAGTATTTCAGTACAAGGCAATGGTGCTTTAACATCAACAACAGTATAAGAATATGAAACTTATAGATAAGGCTAAAGCTCATTTTGACTCATTAGATGTCAAAGAGATAGAGATACCTGAGTGGAGTGATGGAGATGAGGTTCTTAAAGTATATGCGAAGCCATTAACGCTGGCAGAAATGTCTAAATTGCAAAGATATGCAAAAGATGATGATGTAGCATTGATGGCTTATTGCTTAATATACAAAGCCTTAGATTCTGATGGTGAAAAAGTATTTGACCTATCAGATAAACATACACTTATGAATGGTGTAGACAAAGATGTACTTGCAAGAGTTGCAACTGAAATCATGTCATCACCAAGTGTAGAAGAACAAGCAAAAAAGTAATAGAGGATAAGGACTTATTTGCTAAATATTATCTAGCTGAAATGTTGCATTGCACACTTCAGGAACTAGAAGAAAAGATGACCTTATCCGAGTTTACAGGATGGATGGCATACTTAGAGGAAAAAAATAGGCAAATAAAAAATGGCAACTGATTATAAATTAAGAATTAAAGCTCAAGACCAATCTAAAAAAGGTTTTAATTCAGTTAATAAAAACATTAACAGCACACAAAATGCTATGAAAAAATTAGCTGGTGCTTTTGCTGGTGTTTTTGCTGTAAGACAGATTGTTCAATTTGGCAATCAAGCATTACAAGTTGCTGATGATATTGGTAAACTTGCTGATTCTGTAAATGTAAGCACAACATTCTTGCAGCAATATCAATTTGCTGCTGAACAATCAGGAATAAGTACAGAAGGTTTTACTAAAGCACTAAGATTTTTTGCTAAAGGTGTTGGTGAAGCTACTATGGGCACTGGTTTAGCTAAAAGAGCTTTTGAAGAAATGGGTATTTCTTTAGAAGACGTTGATGGTAAAACAAAAAATACTGAAGATTTATTTAAAGAATTTTTCCATAGCTTAGAAGCTATAGAAGACCCATTAAAAAGAAGCGGTTTACTAGCACAAGTATTTGGCTCAAGAGTTGGTATACAAATGGCAAACCTTATTAAAGGTGGTGCTATGGCTATGGATGATTTAGCTGAGTCTGCTACTGGAATTTTTAGCCAAGAAACAATAGATAATGCAGAAGATTTTAATGACACTATGAATAGATTAAAACGAGATGTTTTGGTGCCATTACAAAGTAAATTTATTAATGTAACAAAAGCCATTCTTGATTTTTCAGAAGCTATGGGTTTGATAAAACCTGACTTGTTCACTAAAGATATTGATGAATTGAATACTATATTATTAAAACAACAAGAAACAGTTGCTAAATTGGAGAAAATGTATAAGCAAGACCCATTTAGTGAATCTAACAAAGTAGCACTGCAAGTAGCTCGAGATAATGAAGCAATAACAAGAGATTTTATTATACAAAAAGGAAAACAAGCTGACATTGAAAAAAGACTTGGGACAATAACAGATGAAAATAATGATTCACAAAATAATTTTAATAACACAATAAAAGATAGTATTGTTATTACTAAAAACTTTGCAGATACAGTAGAGGGTCAATTAACAAGTGCATTTACAAACTTTTTTGATGCAACAAATAAACAGTTTTTAGATTTTAAAGAC